TGGAGGATGTCGACACAGAAGTAGATATGTTCAATGTCTGTGTTGAAGCCTATGAAGGAAACGTAGACAGGGTTGTTGAGAATGGTAGGCTGCTATGGCTTAGACGCTACAAAGGACAAATGTGGACACCACCGACAAAGGAACAACAGTGAAGGACAATGTCAATCATCCACCGCACTATACAGTCCATCCTAGTGGCATAGAGTGCATAGAAGTGACTGAGCATATGAGCTTCTGTGTAGGTAACGCTGTCAAATATCTGTGGCGTGCTGATCACAAAGGCAATGACATTGAAGACCTACGTAAAGCTGCCTGGTACATCAACAGGGAGATTGAGCGTAGGGAGAAAGACAATCTTGTCACTATTTCTAAGCAGCTTTCTCTACTTGAAGAAGAGCAGATCAAAAAACACCCAGGCTTTCATTCAAAGACAGAACCATTTGGATGGTGAAGATCCGCAACAGTGGGCAATGGACAGAGGCCAGGTTCCGTAGCTTTGTCATCAGCGCTCTACGTTCAGCATCTCATCGGTGGCCTGTCTGCGGCCCTGACCGGCGCATTACGCGCCCTTTTGGACTCCGCGCACATTAATAACGCCGCAACCTTGCTGAAATTGAAGGGGGCAAAGGTCTCCGGCCAGTCCCAGCAGGTTGAAGTCACGCAGGTGGCAGAAATTGAAGCCGCCCCGGGCGTCGATGACGTGCGAAAGCTGGCTATGCCTATGCCGTTTAACCCGCCCTCCCCCGTGTTATTCCAGCTACTGGGCTGGCTTACCAGCGCGGCCAAGGGTGTTGTGACCACGGCCGAGGAAAAGATCGCCGATGTCAACGCTAACACCCCGGTTGGCACGACGCAGGCGCTGATTGAGCAGGGCGCGGCCGTATTTAGCTCCATTCACGCCCGATTGCACGAGTCTCAGTCCCGAACACTGCGCGTTTTAAGCCGAATCAACCGCTGGTACCTCGACGATATGCGTCGGAGTGAGGTTGTTGAGGATTTAGACATCAAGCGCGAGGATTTTGCTCGGATAACGGACGTTATTCCCGTCTCCGACCCGCATATCTTCTCGGAAACGCAGAGAATGGCGCAGACGCAGGCCGTTCTGCAGGTTATGAAAGAGAATCCGGACCTGTTTAACCGCAGGGCGGTGATCATGCGCTTCTTAAAGCAGTTAAAGGTACCGGGCGTTAACGAAATCATGGTTGACGTGCCGCCTCCCGTGAAGATGGACGCCGCCAACGAGAATGTGGCGATGTCAATCAACCAAGCGGCCTTTGCCTACCCTGAGCAGGACCATCTTGGCCACATTCAGGCGCACTTGGACTTCGCTAAGAACCCTGTCTTTGGTGCCAATCCTATGATTGCGCCGACATTTCTGCCCAAGGCTATTGAGCACATTAAACAGCACCTCGTGCTTTGGTATCTCAACCGCATGAACGGCTACGTTCAGAAGTCTATGGGCAAGAAGCTGGACGGTTACGACCTGCTTGACGACCCCAAGATGGTGGACCAGCTATTTGGCGCCGCCTCCCAGCACGTTGACATGGATACCGAGCAGACGCTTAAGGGCATCATGCCGGTGATCCAGCAAATGGTTCAGATGGCCCAGAAGACCAAGCAGAAGCCGCCTATGACCGCGGACAACCAAGTCTTGCTTGAGACATCCATGGCCGAGACCAAGCGACGTGCTGAGCGCGACAAGGCTGAGATGCAGTTGAAGTCCCAGCAATTGGAGATGGATACGCAGTTAGAGCTTAAGAAGCAGGCCGACGATATGCAGTTGGCTATGGAAGAGTTGCAACTGAAGTTGGCGATCGCGACCAACGATCAGGAGACGAAAGAACGCATCGAGACGGCCCGACTTAATCGGGATGCGGCCAAGCTCGCACATGAGCAGGACAAGACCGTGATTGACCTCACCATGAAAGGAGCCTGAGATGGCAAACGAGCAAGAGCAGAAAAGCGAACTGGTTAACCAGCACAAGCGCATCGCTATGGGCGTGAAGCTGGACGGCCAGTCCATGAAATCCTCGGAGAAGTCCGGGTCAAACAACCAAAAAGGAGGCGCCCTATCGCAAGTTAAACCGAATAAATGAAGACGTTAGGTGACCTAATTGGTGCGATTAAGTCCTCGCAAGCTGAAATAGCTTCGTCCTTGGCGCATGGAAAAGCGCCTACATGGGAGGCTTACCATCGATTAGTCGGGAGACATGAAGGGCTACAAGATGCCCTTGATGTGTTGAATAACCTGTTAAAGGAAGACGATGAAAATGAATGAACCGGTAGCTTCTAACGAAGCTGAATTGGCTTGGGCATTCCCGAGCGTAGACCCCGGAGCAAAACCACTTGGCGGCCGTATCTTAGTTCAGTTGCGCCGCACAAAAAAGAAGACCACAAGTGCCGGGATTTTATTGGTTGAAGAAACCAAAGAAACCGAGAAGTGGAACAACATGGTGGCCAAAGTCATTGAGATTGGCCCTATTGCGTTTAAGCACCGCGACACAATGCAGGCATGGCCCGAGGGCTCATGGTGCGAGGTCGGTGACTACATTCGGGTGCCCAAATGGGGCGGAGACCGATGGGAAGTCAAGGTGCCCGGGGATGACGATCTAGAGGACCCCGCGCTTTTCATGATCCTGAACGACCACGAAGTCATCGCTAAGGTGACCTGTGATCCACTTGCTATGAGGGCCTTCATATGAGCGAGAAAGAGGAAGAATTAAAGGTCAAGGAAGAAGCCGACGGTTCGGCCTCTGTGGAGATGGACGCCCCCGAGGGGGAGGAAACCCAAGAGGTTGAGGCGAAGGATAACCTTGAAGATAACCAAGACGGTGACGATCAGAACGATGATCAGGGCGACGACGGCGATGAGAATGATCCCGACGTAACCGAGGCGGTCAGAGCCGCCCGACGTGCCCGACGCAGAGCCAAGAAGGAATTAGTGCGTCGCACCAATCAAGAGAAGGATCAAAAACTGATCCTGCTTGAGCGTCAGAACCAAGAGCTTATGAGCCGGCTCAATTCGCTGGAACAGCGTAGTAGCGCCGCGGACATGGCTCGGTTTGACGCAACCATCAAGGATGCTGAGAACCGGCTCAAATACGCCACAATGAAGCTCAAAGAGGCTACGGATAACGCCGACGGCGACTCCATGGTCAAAGCTCAAGAGGCTTATTACGAGAGCAGGCGCCAGCTTGAGGCCCTTCAGGGCCATAAAAAACGGTTGTTGCAGGCTTCCAAAGAGGAGCCCGCGGTCAATCCCCGCGTCGTTCAGTACGCCCAGAAGTGGATGGATCAAAACCCATGGTTTGACAGTAACCATGGCGACGTGGACAGCAAGATTGCCCACGCAATTGATCAATCGCTATCTAGCGAGGGATATGACCCAGCAACGCCGGAATATTGGGAAGAACTTGACAATCGCTTGTCAAAACGTTTACCCCATATTTATACTGATACTCATGTTGAGCAACCTAAAAGGAGGACTCCGAGGTCAGTGGTAACGGGTTCATCGCGGGAATCAGGTGGCGATAGTGGTGGTAATCGATCGTCATTTGTATTAAGCCCCGAGCGCGTGAGAGCTATTAAAGATGCCGGCAAGTGGGACAACCCATCCGAACGCGCCAAGATGATTAAACGTTATGCGGACTATGACCGCTCACAAAGGAGTTAACTAATGGATTCTCGACTTAAGAAAAATCTCTCAGCCGGTGGACGCGAAACTCGCGCAAGCGAGGACGCTGAAAGAAAACCCCCGGAGGAGAAGTTCATGTCAGCGCAGGAACGTCGCAAGATGTGGAGCGATGAATGGACACAAAGCGCACTGCCTAAAGTGCCCGGTGACCCAAACTGGCATTACTGCTGGTTATCAACAACTAACGCTTACGACAGCATTGATAAGCGATTGCGATTGGGATACGTCCCCGTCAAGGCCGAGGAAATGGTTGGCTTTGATAATTATCGCGTAAAAGCTGGCGAGCACGTTGGTTTTATTGCGTGTAACGAGATGATCCTTCACAAGATCCCCATGGAAATCTATCAGGACATCATGATGCAGATGCATCACGATATGCCTTTAGAGGAGTCCGACAAGATCCGTGTTCAAGTGGAGAATCTTCAAGGTGCGCGTGATAGCAATGGCAAGTCTCTTGCTCAGGTTGAGGGTGAAGGGTTCGGTAGTCTAGACCAAGAAGTGAACCGCCCAGTCTTTTCTGGGTAACTTAACCTATTAAGGAGAATTGCTATGTCTGCGACTAGCGCTCCGTTCGGTCTGCGCCCTGCGTTCCATCCATCTGGTTTGGATCGCGCTCAAGCGCTTGCCGGCGGTATTGCTTCGGCCTATGCGTCGAACATTTTGAAGGGACAACCTGTCAAGTACGCAACAAGTGGCACCATCGTGGTTGCCGCCGCTGGCGACGCCTTTGTTGGCGCCTTTGCTGGCGTGGAGTGGACTGACACTACAGGTCGTCGCCGTGTGTCCAACTACTGGCCTGCTAACACTGCTTATCAGGCTGGCTCCTGCGTGGCTTATTTCTATAACGACCCCAATATCGTTTATGAAATCCAGTCCGACGGTACGTTGGCTCAAACTTCTGTTGGTGACATGGCTGATCTCAGCAATGCCACTGCAGGATCTGCGGTCACGGGTCTGTCCCAATGCACACTGTCCAACACCCTCGCTGGTGCTGGTAACAGTGCCCAGATGTTGATCCTCGACATCGCACCCTACCCCGACAATGCTTGGGGTGATGACTATGTCATCGTGCGCGTCAAGATCAATGAATCTCAAATCAATGCGTCTGTGAACGCTGTCTAAGAAGGAGAGTAGATCATGGCCGCTCCGATGCGTAGTACCGACTTTAGAAGTATTGTCGAACCCATTCTTAACGAGTGCTTTGATGGTGTTTACGATCAACGCACTGATGAATGGTCACGAGTCTTCCGTCAACAAGAAGGCATTCCCCGCAACTATCACGAGGAACCAGTCCTTTATGGGTTTGGTGCCGCGCCTCAATTGCCTGATGGCACTCCGGTGACCTATCAGCAAGGTGGCGTACTCTTCCTCAAGCGCTATGTGTACAACGTGTATGGCCTTGCCTTCGCGCTGACCAAAGTGCTTGTTGAGGACGGCGACCATATCCGTATCGGTCAGGTTTACGCTAAGCACCTCGCTCAGTCCCTCGTAGAAACCAAAGAGACGCTTTGTGCCAACGTGCTCAACCGCGCCTTTAACAGTTCCTACGCTGGTGGTGATGGCGTTGCGTTGAATGCTAATAACCATCCGATCGTTAACGGCACGTTCAGCAACCTGCTGACGACCGCCGCTAACCTGTCCCAAACCTCG